TCGCAAAAACGACATTGATATGAAGTCATTGTTCCCCAAGATCTTTTATGTACCTGTTTAGATCTTGTTGCGTATTAATTTTAGACATAAGCTCTAATTCATCTTCTTTGAGTAGAGGGAACAATTCTTTTATAGTTTTTTTAGTTGTATTACTATTTGATTCTTTTTTCTTTGTTGATATCCATGTATGTCTAAACTTGCCCATGCCCGGACTTACAGATGTAGCGCAGAGCCATTGTAATTTGGGATGACGATTAATAGCAAAAAAATGTTTGTTTAATCTTTCGTTCGTAGCAATTAAATAAAATTCTTGAAGTTCTCTACTGCCTTCTACACTAGAACCCCAACGAATCATAAGATAGTTGCTAAACTTTTTACGCTCGTCATCAGTTAATTCATCATAGAAGTTCCTTACTTTATTATCAAAGCAAGCCATTTCATTTTGAATGTTTAACTTATCCACGACGTCTCATTTGTTGCTGAAGCTCGTCTACATAGTTTTTTAGTCTAGCAATTTCTCTATGCAGTTTAGCTATTTCGTTTTGTTGCACAATTATACGCTCTTCCATGACGTTATACCTAGACATAATTTGTTCTTTTAACTTGTCATAGGTAAGATCCTTTGGAGCACTAGTATCAGAGTTTGACTGTTGTGTGTATTGTGTGTTCATTAAAATTTTTACCAGGCTTTTCTGTAATCAACAATTTCACAATTACGTGATATATCTTTTACAAAATAAGCACACTCAGGTTTATGTTCATTATTTAAGGGAACTGACAGCATTTGCCCGTTGCGCAATTTTGGTGCGTACCAAGTGACTTCATGATAGACATCAACTATTTCTATGTCTAAAAAGCTTGGCCTAAAACTGGACATTGGGTTAAATTGAAACACTTTAAATCCTCGATCATTTATTGATGTAAGAGGTAACATTTCTAAATCGCCCAGATCAGGTTCTCCAATAAGCACTTGCCAGTCCACAGGCATTTTAATTACATTATCCCCAACTCTAAGTACAAGTGCCGGTGCAGAAAAACTTTCTAAAAATATAAGCGGAATGTAGTGATAATCAGGATTAGCGGGATCGCTGTTATCCAAAATGGCAAAACGTAAATCGTCAACTTCATCGGGTAGATGATCTAAGTCGTATGCAATGTTGTCAAGAGTTAAAATTTTCATAATGCTATTATACTTACATTGTAACATTTTGCAACCAATAAGTGATAGAGTAGTTTCAAAATATAGGGTGTTCTAGAATAAAGCGTATAGTACCGTTTAAAACATAATATTTTTTAAAGTCTGCTTCGGGTACCCCCCTATGTATAGGACTATCAAACATGATTAAATTGTATTGGGTGGTTTGCAAAATTTGATGAAATATTTGAATTTGCTCTACTATAGTAACCTTTGGACTATTTTCAATTCCTTCAATATTCATTGTAAACAAAAATTTATCTTTAACGATGTTCATCGCCATGTCAATTGTGTTTACGATATCGCCCCATTGGATAAAATGCAGGCTATTAATCGCCATGCCGCAGTCATATTGTTGTGTATGACCTTGGCTAAAATCTAAATCAAAGTAATCAACAAAGTCTTGTTTAGAAAATTCATTAATATTTGGGTCAAACCCCACTATGTTCGGAAACCACTGTTTCCAAACACACTCTCCGCAACCTACATCAATAACTGTTTTTGGATTTTGATCGTAAAGTAAGTCAATATAATAGAAAATATCTCGAAAAGTTATCTTGATACCGGACTCAAATAGATACCTAGGACTTACATGAAAATCTGTTGTTGTATGGTAAATGCGATCGTAATGCTGTGCTAACTCTACATCAAGTAAAGGAAAATTTTTCAATACCACATCTGGCGTATAAGGTCTAAGTAACATTTAAATATTCAAAACTTGTAACTATTTGATATAGAGTGGTAAGTTGTTTTACTAAATTTTCAAATTTATGTAAGGGTATCATATTAGGACCATCGCTAGGCGCAGAGTCTGGACTCTCGTGTGTTTCAATAAACACTGCTGATACAGAGCCAGTTGCTATAGCGGATCTCGCCAAGTATGGGACCATGGATCTGTCCCCGCCTGAGCTAGTGCCAAGCCCTCCAGGCTGCTGTACACTATGGGTGCAATCAAATACCACGGGATAACCAGTGCGCTCCATAATAGGTAAACTGCGCATGTCAACCACAAGATTATTGTATCCATGTGTAACTCCTCTTTCCGTTAGTAATATTTTTTTATTTCCGGTGCTGGCAACTTTTTCAGCCGCTCTTGCTATATCATTAGGAGCCATGAACTGACCTTTTTTAATATTAACCGCTGCTCCTGTTTCACCTGCTGCTATAAGCAAATCTGTTTGTCTGGATAAAAAAGCAGGAATCTGAATAATATCAATGTTATATCTCTGACAATATTCTGCATGTTCGGGTAAATGTATATCAGTGAGTACAGGTACATCAGTTTGTTTCTTGATTTGCGACAAAATTTCTAAACCTTCTATAATTCCCGGTCCCCGTTTTGTTGACACACTAGTGCGGTTGGCTTTATCAAAACTACTTTTGTAAACAAAATTAACGCCAAGTTTAAAACAAATAGTTTTTAACTTCATGGCTACCATAAGCGCATGATCTTCTGTTTCAATTTGACATGGGCCAGCAATTACGGTTAATGCATGCTGTAATCCTATTTCAAAATTAGATACTGTTACTGCCATTCAAGTTTCTCCTGAGTAAACGGATAGTTGGCTTCCTTATAATATGCCTTACGCTTTGTCAAATGTCTTTTAGCAAATCTACAAGTGCTAGTTATATCCCAGATCTGTACGAAGTCTTTGTCTTCAGCTTTTCTAATACCTCGCCCAATACTCTGTATAACTCGGACAAAGCTTTTTCCGGGTTCCAAAAGAACCAAATTAAAAATACGAGGGATATTAATACCCACAGCGGCCACACCATAAGTCGCCACAATAACCTTGTTATCACTTGTTGCAATTTCATCATACTCTTCTTGTCTCTCTGATAGTTTAGTTGCGCCATTAACAAACACAGCACGGTCACCTAATCTAGCTACAAGTTCTTGTCCGGCTGAGATACGATCAACTAAGACTAATGTGTTACCTGTTTCGTTTACTTGTTGTATAAGGTTGGCCATTGCGTTTAAACGACCGTCTTCTTCAAATAGATACTTTAATTCTTGTTGATAATTTTTATGCTCTACATGATCTACAAGTTGCACAATATTTACATGACATTGCGCAAGTACTCCTCGATCTTGTAGTTCGCTGGCAGACAATTTGTTAATCACTGGTCCAATACTGACTGCCAGCGCCTGCGATTCAAACTGCTCTTTAGGAATCGTGCCTGTTAGTCCCCATCTAATTGGTATACGTGACATAGGGCCAGTAAGCATGGTTTTTAATACATCCGCCTTTGCCATGTGTGTTTCATCTACAATAACACAGACAACACCTTCCAAGAATTCACTTAGTGAAATTGTGTCTGTTCCATTCTTTGTATTTTTTAAAATGTTATTTAAACTTTGCCAAGTACAGATCACGTGCTGATGATTACTGTCTTTTCTATCTCCAAAATAAACTCCAACATCAAGATTCAAATTTAAATAATCCTTTTCAGTTTGTATTACCAAACTCTTATTGGGCACAATAATAATGCTGCGTCCATGTTGTTGTACACTGTGACTGAGTGCAGCGGTGATTAGAGTTTTACCGGCTCCAGTGGCAACTTCTTGTATGCTTTGTGGATTCGCTAAAAAACCATTAACAATGTTGACCTGATAGTCACGAAAAAGAATCGGCTCGCCAACATTGGGATGACCCTTTGGCCAAACATGATTGCTAAATGTGTCGGAGTTAACAGTAGTAAATTTAAATGATGTACTGTATTCTCGCCTATCTTCCAACTCAATGTCGTAATTGTATTCTTCTAAAATTGGAATTATTTCTGGTAGCAAATTTACAAAAGTACTACCGCCAAGTTGAAAATAGGCCATCTTCCCGTCCCAACGACCTAAGCGTACAGCCGGCAAGTAACGTGCATATGGTATGTCATACTTGAACTTCTTAACCAAAGTTCTACGTGCGTCTAATTCAAGTCCTTCAATTTTGACATTGACTTCATCGTTAATTATTAATTTTGCTTGTCGCATTTAACTATTATAAAGTAACTATTTAAGCAAGTCAAAAAAAGAGGTACCAATTAAGGTACCTCAAGTCAATTGCCTAGGAGCTAAATTAGGCAATCAAATTTATCATGCATGCCGCATACAAGTAGATTCGGCCAATGCTTTCCAATTGGAACTTACCTTAGTAAGATCCGCAATCTTAAGAGCCATGCGCAAACTCATTTCACGCAGTCGATCTTTGTTTGTGTACATAAATTCCAAAATCTCTTCGCCCTGTTCTGGAGTGAAGTTGTAGTCTTGGAACAAATCACCCTTGCGGAAGATTTGTTTGATACGCAAAAACTTGTCACGCATAGTATTAAGAGTCAAGTCCAAAAAGTGACAGCGCGATTGTAGTGCTTCAAGGTGGTCTTGGAGTTTCTTGCTCTTAAGATTGTCAAACTTGAGGTTAGTGATAAAAATTACGCTACCTTTGAAATCAAATTGATCGGGTACGCCTTCACGCCGTAGCATTGCACTATCAGAGTTCCAATAGATGCGACGTTTTTTACCCGAGTCTAGTGCAGCCTTTAGAATGTTTAGTGCAATGTCGTCCATAAGAATACTATCGCAGTCATCAAACACTAGCACATTCTTTGGATCACTAAACCGGTAAAGTGTGCAGTATAGACCAATCGGAGTCATAGCACCTTTAATTACTTCGTACTTGACTTTACGACCGGACAATTTGTCAAAGATACCTGCTTTTTCAAGTTGGTACTCAACGCCGTAGCTCTTACCTACACCGGGCGGGCCAACTACTATCATGGCGCGAACGTCACCTGAAATTGTTGCTTTAGTCATTTCGTCAAGAATGTTAAAGCGAGTTTCAATTCTCTCCATAACTTCTTCGTCAGTTTCTTGTACTGCAAGAACAGATTTAGTTTGTATCACAGGTTCTC